TTGAAGCTGGTCGCGCCGCTCAGGGTCCAGGTCTTGTCCTTAGCGGTTGCGATCGGTGTGTTGTAACCGCCCGCTTCATCGTCATACGTGGTGACGCTTTCCTTGGTGGTGCTGTTGCTGGGCTGCACATTGGTCAGCCCCAGCAGCCGGAACGGGGGATCGCTGCCGTCAAGCAGCAGCGAGGGGGCCACCACACCAGCGGTGACGGCGGCAGTGGCGATCACTGAGCCGGCCAAGGCATAGGTCAGCGTGTGCGGGGTGGTAGTGGTCACAGCCGTAACCACGAACGATCCGTTGAGGGTGGTGAAGGGGGCTGGAAGGTCCTTCACCGCGATCCGCTTGCCCACCGTGATGCCGTGTGCATCGGCAAAGGTCAGCGTGGCAGTTGTGGCGGTAGAAACGGCATTGGTCACCGCCTTGGTGCCAACACCAAAGGCGAAGCTGTCACCCGTGCCAGCCGTGATGACCTTGGCGTTAGCGCTTTGGGGGGTGGTGTTGTCGATGAACTTACCAACGCCAAGACCGCCGAGGTTGACGCGGGATAGGTCAACCGCTGAAGTCTTGAGGGGGGTGAAGAAAAACCGGTAGCCGAATGCCTGCTGCCATTCTGTGTTCATGGTCCTTCCGGCGCTGCCGGTGCGTTACCTCGCAGGTTCCCGCCATGGCTTAAGCCAACTCAGCGGCTTAGATGGGAAAGCTCAGGCATGGCTTCTTACCCTCGCGGCGTTTCCCATTGCCCCCATAACGCACGGCGCCCGTATCAGGCCCGTGTGTGGTGGGCGGGTCGGCGGTGGTCGCTGGGCTACTTCACAACGATTCAGGCAGCAGCTCAGCAGGTAGAGGATTGCTACCGGGAGATTGAGCGATGGGCAGCCATGAGTTTGCCGCCGCCCATGCTGGCATTGCAGCATCGGGAGAGGGTGGAACGAGCAGGGTCACCAGCCGCTGCGAATCATCCGCCAACCTGAAGGTGCGCTCCTGGCCGGCGGCGGTGTCTTCAGCTAGCAGCGGCCCCGCCAGCCGTCTTGATGTTCCACCGGGGCGAGCAGTAGGGCATCGTCTGCCAGCAGGGCCAACAACGAGGGCGGTGGCGTCCCTTCCCCGGCGGTGGCCAGAGCGTCGTAGAAGGCCATCGCAAAGCCCGGCACCTGCACCGCTTCGCATAGGGCCAGCATCGCCGCACCGGCTGCAGCAGGGGGCCCATCGGCGGCGTCGTCCCGATCCTTAGGTGGCAGGAACCAGCAGAACTCCTCCATCGTGAAGGGCTCGGGCCGCTTGCCCGTGTCGCGGTGGCTGCTGGCGTACCAGGCGTGGAAGTTGGCGATCGACCGCTCTGCAGCGTGCAGCCTTTCCCTCAGGAGGCTGGTGCCTTGATCGAGCGCTTCCCAGATGAAGCTTTCGGGGCACCAGGCGAATCGCTCGCGGGCGAAGGCGGGGTTGTGAGGCCAGAGGTCGCAGAGGCGCCAGAAGATTGCGCCCCAGTCGATTGGGGCAGGTCGGGCTTTCCCAGGCTGTCGGCCATCAGTTGCAGGGTGGCCTCAGGATCAGCCGGTGCAGCGCCTCCGCGTTGCTCGCGCAGCATGAAGGCGTAGATGGCGGACCGCAGGCCCTCGGTCAGGTTGCGCGTCTCGTCATCGGTCCATGCGGCGCATTCGGGGTCCACCTTGCCCAGGCGGTAGCGGACCGCAGCGGTGACCAATCTGGTGACCTGCGCCTCGTTCTGGGCGCTGAGCCGGTTGTCAATGTCCCAGATCAGGCGGTGCTCACGCTGCCGGATGGTGTCTTCCAGGGGCTCCAGAACCACCGGGATCCCGATGTGTTTAGCCATCAGGCGAGCGGCCACAAGGTTGGCCGTGGCCTCGGGTAGGTCGTCCGCCTCGCGGATGATGCTGGCCAGCCGGTGGGTCTGTTCGTTCACCGTGGACTGGTAGTCGATCTCATCGAGGAGCATCCGCTCCCCAGCTAGCAGGCTGTTGAACACCGGGAACTGCAGGATGCCTGTGCTCTCATCCCCCACCTGCTCGACCTTGACTTCCGGGGCGGTGACAAACGGGAGGGGCATGGTGCGGTTACGTTTCCCTAGCTTGCCGTGGTGGCTTAGGGAAGCGCAATGGCTTAGGATGCGGGAGCCGGGTGGCCCTTGCGAGCCTCCTACAGCTCAGTTGTGAAACGACCCCCCGACCTCCGCCCCTGGCAGGGCGGACGGTCCTTGGCGCCACCCGGCACCTATTCACCACCACCGACCGACCCAAAGCACCAATGAAACCAACACTGATCGGCAGGATCGACAACTTTCAGCATCCGCAACGCAACTGGGAGGAGATGGTTGAGGTTGGTCAGGTTGAATCCTACAGAGCCTCTTTGGAAGAATGGGATTTCCCTGCCCTTGCAGCCCTTGCCAAAGCTGCCGGATACACCCCGTGCCAGACGGAGTGCTTTGCCTCGGCTAACTTTCTGCCGGTTAATGGAAGCGTCAAATGGCATACAGACGCAGGATGCGGCGCAAACGTTGCCTGTCTTGTCAGCAACGACAGCAGCATCTACGCATTGCCAGAGTTGATTACAAAGCATGGTGCGCTTGAGGTTAGTCCTGGCGATGTGTTTGTTTTCAACACTAGCCAAGGTCACGCATGGCTATCCCATGATGTTTGCGTGCTAGCCAGTATCACGGTAAAGCGAAAGCGCAGGATTAGACTGGCAGCAGGTTAGGGATTTGGCTTAAATCCATCATCTCAAGTAAGTAGATAAAGTCCTTGCGCCGTTCATCCCATCGGTCCTTGGGCTCACGGCGGATAAGGTCAACCAGTATATCTTCCCAGCTATGATCTTCCACAATGGCTAAAATGTAGCTATTATCAAACATAAGCTGTTCATAAACAGCTTTGTTCTTTTCGTCCAGCCGAACAAGTGGCTTGTTCAAGTAAGTCATGTAGGTGCCGCAAGTTTGGCTTAGCTTTCCGGCTTACGACCCCGCCACCACCCTCCAACTCACGCTACCGACCGACCATGGAACCAACACAGAGACCCTTGACCGATTGCGAGCAAGACGTGCTTGATGCGTTGAATGCTCGCGTCAAGCTAGCCATGGATGCTCGTAAAAAATGGCTAGACGAAAAGATGTTGGAATGCTCGGCATTAAAGCCTGGTGATGAGATATTTGATATTCGCACTGGTCGTCGGCTCGGTGTTGTGTCAAAGCTGTATCGCTATCATTGTGAGCATGGCGGAGGCTTATTTGATACTTCCGTGAAGTGTGATTATGAATACGAAACTAGTCCAAACTGCTTTAGCAACACATCGCGCCAGACTGGTTTATTGGTTGGCAAAAAACCGCCTACCTAAGACCCTGCCACCACCTGCTGAATCCGGTAGACTTATTCTCACCACCGCCATCGGCCACTCGTCAACCATGGGACAAGCGCAAAAGCCACCAACAAGATTTGCTGTACGCATGTCGTATGAACTTGCGGCAGATTTTGACGAGATCGAACAAGAGCACGGTCTTTCTCGCTGTGAAATCTTCAGGCGTGCCATGGCTCTTTACAAATTGGCGAAGGAGAACGACATGAATGGCGGTAACTTCATTCTCCGCCATTCAGACGGCAAGCTGCGCTTGGTGGTAGGCATCTAGCGTTCGCGCTACGACCCCGCCACCACCCGCTGAATCCGCTGCTGCAGCTTCACCCCCAGTGGGAACGGCGTGATCCCTGAGGCCTGCACGGTGCCCCTCACTGCATCAGTCCAGGGCCTGGCCGGGAGGATGGTGCCATTGCGCAGGCGTGCCCCTTCATGCACGGCGGTGGCGTACTGGGCGCTCCACCGGGCTTCCATCGAGAAGGCGTCGAGGAAGGTGTAGTGGCCACTTTGCCGCAAGGTGCCGATGTCCACGATGTTGCGTGGACTACCGACCGTGCCCACCCGGCGCTGCGTCTCCCGTGGCCAGTTCCAGGCCGAGGGGTTGAACGATTTCTGATACCTGCCGAACAACTCGGCAAAGGTGGTCTTCACGACGGCCTGCAGCTTCCCGCTCAGCTCCCCCGGACTTGGGCCCGTGACGGTGGTTTCAACTCGGATGCTCATGGTTCAGATTGCAGTGGACAGAGCGGCCTTGAACTTGTCCCCTAGGGCCTCGCGTAGCTCCGCACCGATGCCGCCCACCCCGAAGGGAAACTCCAGGATGCGCAACTGCCCCCGCTCGGCACCATCGGCCAGCGTGGGCAGTGCGGTGAGGTCGGTCGCCACCGCTTCCCCGGTGGCCCCCGGCAGCATCCCTGCAGGCCGGTAGCCCGTCTCATCCCACGTGAGGGAATCCCCGGCCGCCAGCCAGCTTGCGGAGCCCAGCAGGGCCCAGCGGGTGATGAAGCCCTCCAGGATCAGAGACCCGGCTTTGACGCCCGGTAGATCCTGTTCGCTGCGGCCCTGGGGCTTGGCGAACATCTCGACCACCACAGCAGGGCCAGCAGCAGGCACCCCCGCCCGGAAGTTGGTGATCGTCCCCGGCGGTGCCCAGAGCATCCGCAGGTTCGCGTAGGGGGCGAAGTCGGTGGCCATCAGCTACGCACCAGCATCGCCATTCCGCTGCCGCCGCCTACGACCGGTTGGATCCCCAGCGCCTGGAAGATCCGCCCTTTTAAGTCGGCCATACGTGCGCCGAGCACGGCGCCTGCCGTCCCACCAGCGCCGCCCGATTCGTACTTCACCCGCAATAGGCTGGTGTCCCACTCCAATACGTCGGCCTTTTTCTTCAGGTCGTCGCGGCTGAGGCTGCTGCCAGGAGCGGGGCCTTCGTAGCTCGCCGCATTGCCCAGATGCGCCTTGCCCGATTCCACCTGATCCGCGTAGTCCGCTTCCAGGTTCTCGATCTCGTCGATCCATCGTTGCACCTGCACCACGGCAGCGGAAGAGGTGATCGCCACCCGGTTGAGAATCGAGGTCAGTTCGGTGAGATTGGTCACCGACAACGGCCAGCCCGCATAGCCACGGATCAGCTCACGGTCATCCCGTGGGGTGATCCGCCACAAACTGTTCAGGACGGGGATGGCCATGGCGCCGCACGATCTGGCTCAGGTTTCCAGGAAACCTCAGGTAGTGATCGGGTTCCCCGTGTACAACGACAAGGCAGGCAAGGGCATGGCAATGGGCAAGGCAGGCAAGGGCACCGCCAAGGGCTCGAAGCCAGCGATGGGGAAGAAGGGCAAGCCTGCTAAGGGCGGTGGCATGAAGGCCAAATGATCAACCCTGGGCCAGCCAGCTCCTGATTCGCTCCTCCCTGGCAGCAGTGTGAAACGACTGGGCCTGATACCACTGCCAAACATCGCAGTGGTTCTTACTGACGTTGCACTCCGCACAGGCCGGGACAAGGTTGGAGCGCATCGTCATCCCGCCGTTGGCCTTTGGGTTCACGTGGTCAAGGGTGACCTTCTCAGGCTCGCATCCGCAATAAGCGCAGGCTCCTTCCCATGCGTTGATAATCTCCCGCCTGAAACTGCTTTTGGTGGCCCGCTTCGGGACCAGCTCTGATCCCTCGATGCGGTGGCCGGACACCTAGGCCAGCCCCTGGAGCCAGACCCGAGCGCTCGTACCGATAGACCGCTCCAGCATCGAGCAGATCTTGTCCCCGGTCTTGGCTGGCAGGTTCAGGGCCACATCGCGCAGCACCTGGCGCGTGGCCTCCTCATCGCGGGCGCCAACCGTGGCGTGCAGGGTGAGAAACGCCCGTAGGTCAAGGGGCATGGCGCGGCGTTGCGTTTCCCTAGCTTGCCAGTTTGCGTTGGGAACCGTAGCGGCTTACAATGGTCGAGCCGGGGAGGGTTCCTTGTTCTGCGCAGGGACCGTTGTACCTCTCCGGCACCCCTTACCACCACCACCGATGACCGACCGCACGAAACACTCAGCGGAGGAAGGCTGGCCCGAGGTTGCAGCCAGCCTTCAGTCGTGGCTTGATGCGCTTCCTCCGGGTCCTGCCACCCCCTTACAACCACCAATGACCGACCCCCGCCTCATTGCCCTGTCTTCCAATCCAGGGCAGGTTGAGCCCGGCCCATTTTCAGAGCACGATCTAAGCGAGCAGTGGAACGCGCAGGCTGACGA